CATTAAAAGATAAGGGGGCCCGAAGGCCCCCCGTGTGTTCATGTTGCACCACGCTTAGGCAGCTTGCAGCTTTTCAATAAGCGTAGCCAGCGCAGGCTTAGTAGCACCGGTGAAGCCGGTGACATCAAAGCCTACAATTTGCTCCAAGTCATTCAACAGTTCCTTCTTCGAAGGACCCATATCTTTTGGAGCTGCCTTGGCTTTAGGTGTAGCAACATAAACACCTTCGCGCACGAGCTTTGACCGTACTGACCGTACTGACTTGCTAACAGCAGATGCGATCTCTTCAAGACCGTCATTGCCTAGCTCGTTGTACATTTCAACGATCATTTCTACTTGTGCGTCTGTGTAGTTTACTGTAGTGTTAGCCATATTTGAACCTCTTTCTATATAATTGGCTTCTGAGCTGGTTCGAGGCGCTCATTTCCCTCATCAACATAATCAATATACGATAAAAACAGCAAGTAAGCAAGAAGAAAGATGAACCTTCTGCTTCTCTGCTGCTCTCTATTTTTTTATGGGACTTGACTTTGATGAGCGGGCGCAGCTAATTTACGCTTGACAACGCTATAGTTTTTCCACTATAATAGTGGCGCTAGACTATTAAATAATTACTTCGAATGCCTACTATGGTCCACGAAATATGATAGTTGAACTACTACTTGGCCCGGTGCTAAAGATAAAGCAGACTTACGTTTGGGTGCAGCTTAAATTGTTTTTCTACTTGCATTCGGGTTGTTGAACTACTACTATAGGCGGCGCTAAGGGCGCCTCATTCAACTTTAAGTTGTGTCAAGAGATAAAAAGATCAATGAAATCAATAAGTTAGGAGCCGGGGCGCCTTGGGGCCTAAGCCCCTGATTTAACTTAATAATTCTGATATCTCATCGTCATTCATTAAGTCTTGAGCCTCTAGGCAAAGAGCTGCACCTTCTTCTGCGCTAAGGCCATCATTATAAGCGTCTCGGCTTAGCCAGTCTGCTAGACAGTCCTGCCCTAAGCCTATAGAACGTTCTAAGATACGATCGACTTCTGCAAACCATTCTTTATATGTATTTGAGTGTTTATTCATAATAAGTTACTCCTTTTCCTGCTGGTGGTAGTGATCTCCAAAATTCATCAGCGCTTTGCTGCTGTTCTGGTGTTTCATAAGGACAACCCCCTAGATTACAAGGCATAGCAATCTTATGAGGTTTATTATCTGTTTCAGCGTATAAGTTTATGCCACAAACTTTACATTTGCCGACAGCCTTCCATTCAACTCTTCTAGCCATATTATCTCCTTTAATTATTAGTATCAGTTTTAAAATGTTTCTGCAATAGTAAAAAAAGTGTTTGTTTTCAGTATCTTAGGGCTTTTGGGGCCCCGCCGCCTAACCCCTTGATATTAAAAGAAAATTAAGTATATAAGCCCGCCTAAAACTACCGTTTCGGATATAACAGAGTAAACGATATAAGCCTTTAGTATATAAGGAAGCGCAAGTTTAATTTTAGCCATTTTTCAACCTCGGGTTGTGGGGGCTTGCGCTTTGCAAGCCCCAGTTTAATCATGCAGCAAGAGCCTGAGAACCGTCAACGCCTAGTCTCAGATTGATATCTCTCCAGACTGATCCAGAAAACTCTGAAGGTTTAGAAACGATAGGCATAGGCTTTTTGCGGTGCAATGCTTTAAGCAAAATATCGCTTTCAATTAGGCAGTCATGCCATGCAATATGGCGTTCTTCAAAATCTTCTTGCATGAATTCCCAACGGTACGCGCTTTCCGCAGACGTTGAAAAGTATTTGCCAGACTTTGAAGGATTGGCGCGATAATTAAGAGGAACGCTTTGGCCCCAAAAATCCCAAATATCGAGCAGAGGAAAAGCGTTATCTAACCAACGCGCAGAGGTGTTATTGTGCAAAACTTGCAAAGTGCGTGGAAGATGCGTAAAATCAAAACGCGCATTGTAAGCGCATAGAATGACTTTATGACCCGCAGCGGCAAGAGCATTAATTTGCGCGTTGTATTCTGCGCGAACATCATCAATAGATGCGGGAACAATTTTGTGGCTGTAAGCATCATCAAAATAATGACCCATTTTTTCAGCGAAAAAAGGCAGATCAAGTTTGAAGGCTTCACGAATAACATAAGAGCCAGAACCGTATTCCCGACCTTTTCGGTCAACAATGCGCCAAGCAATATCAAACGCAATACGCTTGCGCATGGTGGTTTCAATGTCGGTTACAACGAAAAGAGTAGGCTTGAAAGGCATTTGTAAATTCTCCTGTATGCTTTACCCTTATAGGTGTAAAGCAAAAACGTCAGACTGTCAAATAAAAAGAATCGTTTAAAATCAAGCACTTAGCCTTTTTCTGCTAACTAAAAAACTGTTTGTTTTCAATGACTTAGCTCGCGGGGGGCCCCGGCCCGTAAGTGTTTGATATTAAACACTTTTTTCAGTGTCAGGTAAAAAGGGGCAAGGCTGCAACCTTGCCCCCTCTGGTTTATGCCACCTTAGAGGCGAATGCAATCAGAGATTGCAAACCTTCTTTGGTTGACCCCGAAAGTGGAGTAACATCAAAACCAACCATTTCTTCAAGCTGATTTAACAGCTCTTTTTTGGTTGGGCCTTGATCCCGCTTAGGTGCAGCGGCTTTAGGGGTGGCGACATAAACACCCTCACGCACGAGTTTCGAACGAACTGACCGGACAGATTTGCCCACGGCGTCAGAGATATCTTGCAGACCTTCGTTGCCGAGATCCGCATACATAGAAACGATTTGCTCAACTTGAGCGGTGGTGTAGTTTGCAGTTTTAGATGTAGCCATAATTGGCCTCCTTTTGTTTGAGGGTTAATATAATATTTATAGCTTTAAAATAAGCAGAATGCAAGAGAAAAGAATCGTTTAAAAACAAGGACTTAGCATTTTTTTTCAATTAAAAAATCGTTTAAAATCAATGACTTAGCCGCCGGGGCGCCCTTGCCCGTAAGTGCTTGTTTTTAAAGGATTAAACAGCGGTTAGCTGTTCAATCCGTGAGTCAAGGTTTTCGCATAGCCATTTAACAGCTTCTTGCCAATCTTTAAATGGCTCATTGGTGTCATGGTTTCCCGTTGCCCAAATTCCATCATTTTCTTCGTCGTAGCATACGACTTCAAAATTGCTATTTTCTTCGATCTCTCCATAGCAATCACAGATGCCGCCATCTGGACGTGTTATCATTAAGTGGCGCATATTTCCTCCCATGCGTTTTTCGTGACATTCTAACATTAATTCGTGAGTGTATTCCATAACAACCTCTAGTTGAGTTTTGCGGGATCTAGTACCGCAATACCAATTTTTCGGATAGCAGAACGGACACTTTGCGCGTCATCAAACATCACTTTTGAAGCTCTTTTAAACTGGCGTAGGCTTAAAAAGGATGAAAGCTGTTTCGCCTTAAGTGATCCGTCTGCTTCCATATTTCCCACAGGGCGAGAAATAATCTTGTGAGCAACCATGTTATTCTTTTTTAAGAATTCATAATCTGCGCTAGACATATTTCTAGCAGTGCAAATTATCACATAATCGCCTTTATCTTTACGGTTGCTGATTTCCTTGGCTAAAGGAAGCAGCTTGTCTTGAGCTATCTTTTCAGGCGTAGCGTTGGCAAACCAAGCCGCCAAGTTTAGCGTACCATCTGCAAGAGTAGCTTGCCGATGCGAGCTATCAACACAGGTTCCGTCTAAATCAAAGATAGAAATATTTTTAATCATTAGTAAATTCTCCTTATATATAACTTATAAAGAATAAATCAGCTCAAGTCAACAGAAAAGAATCGTTTAAAATCAAGCACTTAGCATTTTATTTGAATTAAAAAACCCTTTAAAATCAATAACTTAGCGAGCGGGGCGACCCCCCTGCTAACCCCTTGATATTACACACTTTTTTAGCGGTGCGGCTAACCCTTTGATATTAAAGGGTTTTTTGCAAGGCTAGGGCCAGTCTTGCTCCTGCTCCAGCCGCCACTCAGCAAGCTCCCGATCGCTGAATTCTTGCCAATAACAGAACCGCCATTCTTCAGGGATCTGGTGATACCCCTCGACTTGGATAGAAACTTCCGTGCCGCACTCATCGTAACATATAGCAGTTTTTACAGACATAAATATCTCCTAAAAGGGTTGTGGAGAAGCCTAAGCTTCTCCCATTTTTTTAGCAAAAGAGATCAGCGAAAGCAATCCCTCTTTTGTAGAACCAGACAGGGGTGTGACATCAAAACCACACACCTGCTCGAGCTCATTAAGTAGTTCTTTTTTAGTAGGTCCTTTATCAATTGAAGACCGTTTCGGCTTAGGGGTAGCCGTGTATACTCCTTCTCGTACTAGCTTAGAACGTACAGATCGAACTGATTTACCGACAGCTGCAGCAATCTCTGGCAAAGCTTCATTACCTGATTGCTTGTACATGCTGATAATTTGATCAACTTGTGCGGTAGTATAATTTACAGTTTTAGTAGCCATGAGAACTCCTTTTAATTGACTATAATAAACCATACTCTTTTATTATATCAGCGTCAAGCACTAAAAAAGTGTTTAAAATCAATGACTTAGCGCGCGGGGGCGCCGCGCCCTCTAACCCTTTGATATTAAAGGGTTATTAGACGTTGGGTTATTCCTACAAATTTAAACAGTCACAACCTTGTAGGTTTTTTCAAGAGCGTTATAAAACTTAACAGCTTCACTATAATTTCTAAAATGCTTCATTATTTTTTTAGCATTTCTATAATCATGAGCTATCCACCATGAGTTACTACCCAAAGTTGTAAGGTAGAACTTGATACCTCCATACTCTTTTTCTTTGCGAATATACAACATCAGTAATCAGCTCCTTGCAATTCGACTGAATACGCTTTACCATTTTCAGCCTCTTTTATTTCTTCATAAGGCGCACCTACCTTACGGTACAGCTCTAACTTGCAACACTCTAGAGCGCCTATCATTTCATTTAGATACGCATAGCGTACACCATGCACTTCTAAAAAATTATTTATAAAACTAGATACTAGCCAATTTAGCTCTCCAGCGTTGTTGGGTACCCATTGGCACCCTTGATCCATTACAGCTTCATCAACGCGTGAACGATCTTCTACGGGAATATAAGGCATTTATGCAACCTCCGACTGTACTGTTCCAACAGTTCTAAAATCTTTAAACATACTTACAAGGCGCTGGGCCTTTTGCTTTCCTTCATGCATAGCAATAGCTTGATCCGCACCTTCTACTAAGTCAGTCGTTTCTAGCCATGTCCAGTTTTTGAAATGCGTGAAGGCAACATCAGATATTTCATTAGGTGCAATGCTTGCACACTTACCTATAGCATATACTGGTTTTCCACAGCCATAAGCCATTCCAATTTCAACTAGCGCTCCGCGCTGTTCTTCGTTAAAATCTTCACAATATAGCAGCAAGAAATCACTATCCCGAACATCTTCATAGCACAAATTCCAAAGCTGATCTTTTTGATTTTGCACAAAATCACTATCATTTTCTAAGTCAATCCAGCGAGCTTTTACAGCATAGCCTAGATCATCACGCAGATTTTGAAATTTTTTATTGTGCCAAACTTTTCCAGCGGTGTAAAATGTAGTCATAAGATTTTCTCCTTTGTTATCTTATATAAGTTTATCGCATAGTTTTAATTGCTTTGCAACCCTAAAAAAACTGTTTAAAATCAACTACTTAGCGGGCGGGGCGGCCCTGCCGCTAAGCTATTGATTTTGCACGCTTTTTATAAGAACTCAGCTGCAAGTTGTACCGCTACCCATATTGCAACCGTACCTAGTAGAGTTACAACTATACCCAGCCAAAATTCTTTTGTAGCCAAGTGATACTTTATAATATCCAGATCGCTCATTTTTTAACTCCTTTGAAGCTGCTAGAAATTTTATTGTTGATTGTTGACGAACAACGGCGAGATGGAACAAACCATGAACCGTCAGCCCTTTTTACGGGCTGCGGTGTTTGGGGTTTACGCTTTGCGATTTTCATATTAAACCCCAATTTTTTCTAAAAATTCTGGATCAATTTCAAGATCCGTTGGAATTCCAAAGCGGCGAATTTTTTCACCGGCAAGCTGGATGCTTGGCGAATAGCTATCACGCTCAACCATAGAATTGATTTTAGACCGTGGCACCCATAGCGCCTTGACTTCGACGCCCGCAAATTTGCCCTCTTGAACAAAGGCAACGGCTTTTTCGGTTTCGCGAACAATATATCCAAACATTTTAAATCCTTTCGTAAATGTCATAATATTAATATAAGTATATTTTCGCGGGTTTCAAGCCCATATTCAGCTTTTTTTGTAAAAATCTGCTAACCTATTGATTTTAAAGCAAAACAATTTTTTTTTAAAAAAATGCGTTATTGCCCTTGTATTATGCAAAAATATGCCTATATTTATATGTATAGGAGGAATTTAAAATGGCTAAAAAATCAAGAATCCCTGCAAAAATCCGCAACGAAGTTTTCGCGCGTTTTGATTGCTGCGCAGCTTGCGGCACTTGGGATGCTCGCGAAGCGGGTCACCTAGTTTCCGAAGCCAATGGCGGCGCAATGGTTCTAGAAAATTTTGTGCGCTTGTGCGATGTTTGCAATAAAGTGCAAGGAACCGCAAACGTAGTTTTCCGCGCCTATGCACCGTATAGCGAAGCCCGCGCCGAAATAGAAAGCCGCCGCGCATATTGGGCAAAATATTGCAAGGCAGCCGCCGCCGGTATCGCAAAACCATATCGGCCCGTATAGGGCCGGCAAAAACTGCCGTTTTTAAAAAAAACTGTAGTTTTCTTATTTTTGCAACCTATGGTAGGGCGGTTTTGGCACATTACAACCTATGCGTGTGCTGCGCACACCCGCACGCGTTCCCCCAGTAATTTTTTGAATTTTCGTTAAAAGAGTTGGACATAGTACAAATACTATGATAACTTTATGCTATATACAATTAATTTTGTAAAGGAGTCTTACTATGATTGAAGAATTATCCTTCTTAGAAAAGAGTTTGTTATTTGCAAGATTATCAAACACTTCTTATAGAGATGAAACCCCTGCACGTAGAAGAGGTCAACAGCTAGGTTTTAGTGACATAACTTTTTTAGATCGTGACGGCGCACAAGCCTATTGCTTTTCAAGCAAATATGATTTAGTAATTGCATGTCGTGGTACAGAACCTGGCGAATGGAATGATGTAAGCGCTGATCTTAAAGCAGCTATGACTGCGGCAGAAACAGTAGGTCGAGTACATCGAGGTTTTAAACAAGAGTGTGATGATTTATATTCTTTGATATTACCACATTTGAAAGCAGCAGGCAACCGTAGAGTATGGTTTTGTGGACATTCACTAGGAGCCGCAATGGCAACAATCTTGGCATCTCGTTGTCAAGATGATATAATGTTACCAGAGGTAAGAGAACTTTATACTTATGGCTCTCCTCGAGTAGGCAATTCAGCTTTTTGCTGTTCTTTAAGCGTTACTCATAATCGTTGGGTTAATAATAATGATGTGGTAACACGCGTGCCTTTATGGATAATGGGTTATCGTCATGATGGCGATGAGCACTATATAAGTTCGTGTGGAAAGAAACGCAGTATTCATGGATTGTCAAGAGCCTGGGATCGTATACGTGGCATAGGCTTAGGTCTTGCTGCAGGTCGTTTTGATTCTATAAGTGATCATTCTATGCCTGGATATGTTAATGCTATAGAAAAGCTAATAAATGACTAACAAAAGTAATAATATGTTGACTGTTAAGTTAATGATATTTACGTGCGTACTGTTTCATTTCATAATTATACCTGTATGGATGTGGAGCTTGGGACTGTGAGCAGATGCACAGCTACTCATATATCTTTTGAAGCGCTTGGCAATGGAGATCATCGCGCTTATGATGTATTTTGTGGTATATCTAACAAAGGACATATATGGTACTGCAGTGAGCGTTGTAGAGATGATACACCTAAGCTACGTTATAAAGATTCAAGCGAGGATATAAGCGATGACTGATAGAGAAATAGCTAAACTATTTTATATGGTAAAAGGCCATATTGTAGATTCTAAAACTATGAAAGATTGCTATAATGGTTATTTTAAACGCATGTGGGGTAACCATGAGCTTTGTTATCATGAAGACGGATTTGAAGAAGCGTATGAAAAACATTTGAGGAGTAAGCATGAGACATAGTATAGAAAGTGTTATACAACGAATAAATACAATGCACGATTTAGCTGTACAAGTGCACAGGCTGCGTAATGAGTTTTCTGAACAAGCAGAAAAAGAGTATGATAAAGACAGCTGTAATCATATAATAGAGCAAATACAAAGTTTAGCTGCGGGTATTGCCAATGATCGTGAAGGATATGAAGTTATAACTGAAATGGAGTATAAACTATGAACACAAAGTTTAGCATAGGAGTTGTTGTTGCAATAGTACTACAAGTAAGTGCGTTTGTATGGTGGACAGCTCAACAAGCACAAACAATAGAACAACTAAGTGAGCAAGTTGCACAATTAACTAGTAAAATGGCTGTAGAAGATGAGGTTAATATGGCTCGTGACTTATCAGACTTAAAAGATAAAACAGTAGAGCTTGAGGGCTGGATATCTGATATATTCTTTGATTTAGATGCTCTTATAGAGTTTGCAGCTTTTACTGAAAATAAATGGGCAGGCGCATATGATGAAGATCCAGGGTACAATAGAACATTTGGTACAAAGCCTGTACAGCCAGAATGAATAAGCTAACTCTACTTAGAAGTTTAACAGAAGAACTAAGAACTATTGATGGAGGCTCCTCCATCCAAACGGCTCATCTTCCTGGACCTAAACAGTATACGTTTAATACAGATTGCCATGAAAATTGTTTTCCAAGCTATAAGTTTTTATACGAGCTTAACGACTTTCCTACAATCTGCTTTTATATAGTAGAAGAAGCCTTTAGAGAAGCTGAAGCAGGTATTAGATATAAAACTGCTACTTTTAATCTTAGAGGCTATGTACATGAAGATTTAGGAGAGGATGAAGATTCTACTTGGTGGGCCGAAGCACTACTAGATGATATAGAACACGTACTTAATAATTTAAAAAATCGTGTAGACTGTTTAGTTGACGTAAGAATATTACAACTTAGCACTGATGAAGGTGTTATGTCTCCTTACGGAGTGGCTGATATGATCTTCACCATAACATATGAGAGCGAACTATGAAACGCATATTTTTAATTACCGCATTACTACTTTATACAACAACCACTGCTTTAAGCCAAGAAAAAACTATGACAGCTATGCTGCCATGTAACAATGTTATAGACGTATTTGAAGTACTTCGTAAAGTAGATGAACGACTAATATTCACAGGAGACAGCATGATCCGTGAGTCTAGCACAAAACAGTTTTACAGAGCAGGGCTGTATATATGGACAAACTTAGATACTAAAACAACTAGTATCACAATTATGTTTCCTGATAAAACAATGTGTTTACTAGCTCCTGTAAGAAACTTTCAAGCCTGGTCTGGCGATCAGCCTTGGGATAAATTAAAAGAAGACTTATAAATGAATGATAAATTAAACATACCTGTTACTTATAGTGAACAACTAAATGAATCACTCGCTGCTCCAGCGCTTGATCCTACATATCTACTTGTTGCAAATGATTTTCTAGCCGGTCAGAGCATTGATGAAATAGCTAAAAATCACTCATTGACAATGGACCAAGTAACCAGTATTATTGAGAATAAAGAAGTTAAATCTTACGTGGATAACGTTTATTTAAGCCAAGGCTACTTAAATCGCCAAAAGCGATTAACAGTTATAAACAAAGTTATCGACGAAAAACTACAGGAAGCTTTTGAGTCAGGTGTCTATTCTAAGAAAGATTTACTTGATTGGATGAAGCTTCTTAATGATATGGAAACCTCAGCACGACCAAAGCGCGATACTGGAGTAGCCGTACAAATCAATAATAACTACGATTCCTTGATGAAGGATCTGCTAGGAGACAAAAAATAAATGTCAGCAGGAAAGTATAATTTCACTTGTGAGCAAGGAGCTACTTTTGATAAAATCATAACCTATAAAGATTCCACTGGTACAGCGGTAAGTCTTAACAACTATTTAGTTAGGATGCACGTTCGTGAATATAGCGGTGGAGACCTTATAGTAGATTTACATAGTAATGCTACCTCAAATGGTCACTGTATATTAAATGGTTCGGTAGAAGACAGCGAAGATGGAGCTAACGGAAACGTTAGGCTACTAATTGCTGCAGCTAATACTTCTGCTATACCTCCTGGTTCTCTTAAATATGATCTCGAAATACAATCTCCTTCTGGAGTTGTTACTAGAATACTCGAAGGAAAATTTAACGTAGTTCCAGAGATTACAGTTTGAGCAACAGAGTAACCGTAAGTGAAACAGTACAATCCGTCACTGTCTCCGAGACCACAAATCAAGTAGTTGTAACAGCTCCTAATTCAGGGGCTATAAAAGTTGTAGAAGTAGGGATACGAGGTCCCAAAGGTGAAGAGAATGCCAACGTAGGTAATCTTAACATCGGTATAGGTGAACATCAAAATGAGATCACGGTGCGTTCAGGAGACGCCCGTGATCTTTTTATTAGCGCTAACACTTCTATACCTGGATCAAGTATTGTTGTAGGTTCTAATATTGTTCCTAGTTCTGATGAGGCTACGAGTTTAGGTACTCCCGAACGTAAGTTTAAAGAGATACACGTCGCAGAAGGTACTATCTTTATTGGCGCTAATTCATCTATTAGCGGCTCAGCAATTGCTATTCAAAACTTTAACGTTGATCCTGACGGTACAGTTAGAATTCCTGGTGTAAGTCTTACTGCAGATGCAAACGCTGTTGACACCGTTGAGATTGTTGCCAGCGACTTAGCTTCTAATGCTCAGATTATAGCTTTAACAGGTGATCCTGTTAACTTAAATACAGGGGTAAGCGATAATATTGTTGCGGCTATTAACTCTCTTTCAAGTGGTAATGCTCAACACCTACAAGATCTTGATGATAACGTAGTACAACTTACAGCTAATATCGGCGTAGTAAGTTCCAATTTAGATGCTTATGCTGCCTATGCTAATGCAGCTATTGCAGATGTAGGCGGAGAAGACATTGCTGAACTTCAAGCTAACATTACTTCTTTACATGAAAATGTTGTAGCACTTGCAGACAATGTAAGCGCTAATATTGATGTAGTAAGTGGTAACATTTCTTCTCTAGATCTTCGTGTAACTGCTAATCTTGATGTTATTACTGCTAATGTAGATGCTCTTGAAAGCCGTACTCAAGCTAATATTAACCTTACCACCGCAAATGTAAATTCACTAGACTTTCGTGTAACTGCAAACTTAAACTCTCTAGCTGGTAATGTAGAAGCTCTAGATGCTTCTGTAACTGCAAATTTAAATACTCTTACTGCAAACGTTAATACTTTAGAAGTACGCACAGTAGCAAACTTAGACTCTCTAACTGCAAACGTAAACTCACTAGAGTTTAGAGTAGATTCTAATGTAGGATCTAAAGCTGACTTAGTTACTGTTGACACTTCTAATTTAGTATCTGCTATTAATGAAACATATCTTAAAACAGGTTTTCCTCGCGCTAATATAGGCGATATAGTAATTAGTGGGTCTAATATTTCTTCTAATGCTGGAAGTATAACTCTTGACGCTACTAACCTACTACTGCTAGGAAACTTGATTGTAGAAGGAAATACTACTTCTGTAGATACTACAGTTACTACTCTAAAAGATCCTATTATTACTCTTGCCGGAAATACAGCTTTAGAATCTTCTGATGGTAAAGATCGTGGTGTAGAGTTTAGATATTATGAAGATAATCAATCTAAACTAGGATTCTTTGGTTGGAACGCTGCTTCTAATTCTTACTCATTTTTACTAGACGCTACAAATAGCGGAGAAGTATTCACAGGCAGCCCTGCAGACTTTAGAGCAGGTGAGATGACTGCAGATAGTATAACTGCTAGTGTGACTCAAAGTAACGTGTTTGGAGTAACAGTTGAAGCTACGCACAGCGTATCTACTGGTAACCTTGTAGCTCAAACTATCGAAGTTACTAATTTAATAGCTAACTCTGTAAACACCACTGCTAATACTCTTGCACTTGGAACAAGTTTAGACTCTTCTTTGGCGGATGGCGCTTATCAGTATTTTGATACTGATACAAAAGTCACAGATGCTATAGACATTCTTAATGAAGTTCTTGAAAATGTAAGAAACGATACTTTTGTAAAAGAAGTTTCTTTTGCTTCTAATATTACTGCAGGCAACTCTCCTCTAGCTGTTACACTTAGCATAACTGCTGAAGGCAATGCTAACAACTATGAAATAAGCTGGGGAGATGGAACAGCTAATACAACAACTTCTTCTACCTCTGTACCTCATACCTATGTAGTACCTGATGGAGGGTTACAAACTATAACAGTAACAGCTAAAAATACTTCAGGATCAGGTGAAGGATCTGAAGCCTTTTCTACTAGAGCTAACTATATATCACTACAAACTCCTGCTCCTATAGCTGGATTTTCTATTGCTGACAATACTATAGACGATGCTTCGTCAGTAACTCTTACTAATAGTTCTCAGTTTACTGATTCTTATGAAATAAACTGGGGAGATGGATCATCTAATAGCTCTCTAGGATCTAGTGGTGCAGGTACTCCAGGTGGGGGCGGCATTTCTCACACTTATAATAATACTGCAGGTGATGAAACTTATACTATAACTCTTACGGCTGCTGCCTCTTCAAATGGTCAAGATGATAGCACTAACTCTTCTGTATATGTATATTCTACTCATACACCTACTTTTACTTCAAGCGTTACCAGTGGTAACAATGAAGAAGCCACTTCGGGCTTACCCGTAACTTTTACTAATACTACTAGCAGTGCTCCAGGCGATAACTCTTCTTATCCTGATACTATTAGATATCAATGGAATTGGGGAGATGGCTCTTCTCAGTATGTTAATACAGGTTCTGGTTCTAATGGAGATACTAATCAGAGCATATCTCATACTTTTGCTCTTTCTAATAGAGCAGTACAGCAAACTTTTGATGTGACCTTATCTTTATATAATGGTCATAGCACTTCTCCATTTGCAAGCTCAGCAACTACTATAACTGTAAACCCTGATCCTCGTTCTGAGTATACAGGAACTATGAGTACTATATCTGAAGGTCTTAATTCTTCTAGTGGTAGGCTAGGATACTTATTTACAGACTATAGAGGTAACAAAAGAAATATCGCTACTTTCATAAATCAATCTGAAAATACTGATACCTATGAGTGGTCATTTGGTGATTCTAATACTGTTTCTATTTCTGAAGGTGCAGCAGGTACTCCAACAGGCGCTAATATTATTCATGAATATACTTCTACAGGTACTTACAACCTTTCACTACTTGCTACAGGAGATAACTCTTTGACAGCCACTGACGATACAGATACAAGAAGTAACTATATTCAAATAGATAATCCACCTAGCGCACCAGCAGGGCTATCTTCTAAAAGTATAACTATGACTTCAGAAGATGTAGGACTATCTCCTCTACTAACGTCTGGTTTTGATGATAATACTGGAGGGGCTAGTGCAAGTGCTGGAGACAGCGTAAATAGAACTGTAGATCAAATTGGTTTTATAACTACCGATGTTTTAAGTTCTTACGCTTATAATGCTGTATCAGGTGATCTAAGTGCTATTGTAAATGGAAGTGTGGATGGTACTAAAAGCTTTACTACTAGTAGCGATACAGGAACTTATACTTCTTTAGTTATAAGTGAAGATATCGATGCTAATGGTTCTGATGCTAGCGGCAACTCAGTTTCTGGAAGTAGCAGAATTTATCCTGAAGGATTTTACAGAGTATTTAAAGCTTATATACAAAAAAGCGCTACAACTGTGTCTGATGGTGTTAATTCTTTCTCTCTTCAACATAGTACAGAAGGGTCTACTAATACAGTTGAGATCGTGAAAGAAAGTTTAACGGATACTCCTAGTATAGATTTAACATCAGCGACGTTAACAGAAAGCGTTGCAGGCACAAAAAGATATATATCTGGAATTGCTTATTATAATAGCGGTGCTCAAGTTCTTTTAAGTGGGGCTCAAGTGTATAATTGGATTGATCAAACATATAGAGATACTTCTACTCCTTTTACAATAGCTCCTGCTACAAATTTTGAGAGCACAAGTGGTAACTCTATTTCAACTCAAAATAAAAATTATAGCGATCTTGATGGTGCCTCTAGTTATTTATCTAGTTCAATTCCTCTAAAAGGTACAGGAGTGAACAGTTCTAACAAATACACTTTGGGAGATATTTCTATAAATGTAAACGGTTCTGCAAGAGTTTCTGAAACTTTAAAATTTAGAATGAAAAATGTAAATGGTACAGGAAGTTACTCAGAGCTTTCAGACATCAAACTTCAAGTTTATAGTCAATCTATATCTGGATTTAATGAAGAGAGCATAGCAGTAAGTGATAACTTAGGCGCTACTTATAATGATGATGCTAAACGTATTGTAATATCAGGAGCTAGCGGTGCTACTCCTTCTTTCACGTCTTCTACAGATTATTTTAATACTTCTGCTTGGTCGGGGTCTCAAACTGTTGCGGGCACGGATGAAGCTATAGTTAGGTGGGGTATATTAAAGCACTTTAATACTGATCTAAGTAGTGATTATTTGCCTATAGGCCCTGATCTAGCTACTGGACGTAATGGGGCCCAGTTTATCAGACTTGCATTTAGACGTTCTAATATGGCAAACTTCAAAGTAAGACTAACAGGAACTATCTCTTCTTTCAACATAGCACTACCTGGATCTGGCATTGATAGCTCTTCTGGTTCTAATGGTTGGTTAACTGCCACAAGTCAATATAATGGCGCAGGTCAGCCAGGTTCTAATACTGGTAATAGTGGTAATGGTAGCGATGGTTGTGCATTAACAGGTGCTGATATAATACCTACAGGTTCTTATATCAATAATCAAGCGTACACTTTAACATTTGGAACAGAAAACGCTTCTAATTCAACAGGCAATCAAGTTTTGATATCAATAGGTCTTTCTACTGGTCAAAGCTTAACTTCTTTAAGTTTCGAGGAGACTAGCTAATGGCTATATCTGACTCACAAAAAATAGACTATCTATGGAAAAAAGTAGGATTTGCTGCTACTAAAACTGACACTAACGATAATAAGCTTGCAGCTAATGAAGCTATCCCTTCTCCGTTTATTGAACGTGGAGACTTAACATGGATACAAGCTAATTTAGTACCTACAGTAAAACCTTCAAGTTCTTCACAAATTGTTGAAATATATTCTGAATCTACTAGTAATGCTGTAGAGTGTGTTGCAGATAATACTTCTACTCAGCATAGAACTTGGAAGACAGGATTATCTAATTGGATACCTCCTCAGTTTGGATCTACGTACTTAGTAGTAATTCACGTAGCAGACGCTGGAGAAACAAATCCTGAAACTAATGGCACAAGACTATTTATAACAGGATCAGGAAATAATGATGAATGGTTTTTTGATTATGAATCAGGGGTACTAAATTTTATCGGTAATAACCTTCCTAACGGTATAAACTTTTCTGGAAAGAGTATATTTATATCTGGAGCAAGGTATATAGGAACTATTGGCATAGAAAACTTAGATGAGTTATCTTCTGTAAGTAATGTTAGTTTTTCCTCTGGAGGAGTTGAAAGTTTTACTATGAACTCAACCACTCAAACAGATGTTACTACTATCGAAACAGTAGTAAGTTCTTTTAATAAAAACGATTTTAACTTTGCAAAGCTAATTATCAATGTTCAAGATTTAACATATGGACAATACCAAAGTTCTGAGGTATTATTAGTCCATGATGGTACTGATGTAAAATTGACAGAATATGCGATTGTACATTCTAGTACGCAACCTATTGTTACTTTTAATGCTAATATAGCAACCGATAACGTTGAGATAAAAGCTAGCGCTGTAAGTTCAAATAATACTATTAAGATTCTAAGATTCTTAGACTAAGGAGACACTTAAATGGCAACGGAACAAAAAGACTTTAAGGTCAAAAAAGGTATTATAGTCGGAGGTAATATTTCTTCTACCTCCGGTGGATTCTTTTATGACAATACCGCTAACTCCCTCGCGTTAGGCGGAAGTGTAGTCGCGCTTCAATCTGCAGTAGATACAGTACAAAGTAATGTATCTGCTAATGCTACAGATATATTAACAGGCGTAGCTAACACTTATAACACTTATACTACTCTAAAAGCTGATGTTGATCTTGTACAAGACAATGTTGTAATTGGAGTAGCTAATACCCATAATACTTATGTAACTTTATCAGGGTTAATAGATGATGTACAAGACAATGTAAATGCAGGTTCTACCTCTATTGATACTGTTCAAGATAACGTAGCAACAGCTAGTGCTAGACTAGACTCTCTAAAATACTTTAGACGCATTACAGCTAATGGTGTTAATGTAGATGCAGGAGCTAATGCGGATTCGCTTACTCTTACTGCAGGTGACGGTATCACTCTTATCGGTGACGCAGGTAGTAAAAGTGTAGCTATTCATGTTGATGGTTCTACTGATGTTAATACTGTACAGGATAATGTTGCCGCTACTAATGCTAATGTTAATTTAGTACAAGACAATGTAGCTGCAATTACAGATGGTACTACTGCCTTTACTGGCAATGTAACTATGAATCAAAATCTTACTGTAGATGGAGATTTAGTAGTTGGAGGTACTCAGACAACTATTGGTTCTGTAGATACTACTATCCAAGATAGAACTCTTATTCTATCTAATGGCGCTGCAGCAGCTTCTTTTGACTCTGGTGTTCTTATTTCTAGAGGTTCAGATGCTAACGTATTTGTAGGTTGGGATGAATCTGCAGATCAAATAGCTTTAGCATTTACACAAGATGAAGGTAGTAATGTAGTTACTGACTTTAATTTTAGCGGTTATGCAGATTTAAGAGTTAATAACTTAGTTGTTGACGGAACAGTAGACAGTGTAGATGTAGCTGATCTTAGTACTAGATTTGGTACTGTAGAAGCTGACTTACCTACAATATCTTCTAATACAGTTACTAATGCTAACAGACTAGACTCACTAGTATACTATAATACTATTCAGGTATCTGGTCAAAGCGATGTAGCAGCTAGTGCTAATGCCGACGTTCTTACTTTTGTGGCGGGAAGCGGTATAACATTAACTACTGCAGCTGATCAAATTACAGTTGCATCTACTATTGGTGCAGACGTTGATCTTGTACAGGATAATGTTTCTGCAGTAGTAAATGGTTTAACTGCCGCCAACACTAATATCAGTACTAATGCTACCAACATTAATACTGTTAATGCTAATTTAGATGCAGTTATTGACGGCACTACGTCTTTCACAGGGGATTCAACTTTTACAGGTTCTGTTTCTACTCCTGTAACTAAACTAAATACTCAACTTCATGTAACTTCTAATGTTAAATCTTCTGTTGGCACAGCTGATACAGAAATATTTAACTTTCCTGGTACAGTATATAGAGCCGCAGAGCTTACTTTCTTAACTCAAGATATAAGTAACTCTGAGTATCAAATAAACAAAATGTTAATTGTTCATGATGGTACAGATGTTCACTTTACTGAGTATGGAGCAGTACACACTGGTACTAATGAGTTGTCTACTTTCAATGTAACTATTGATGGTTCAGATATAATATCAGTTCGCTCTAGTGGCGGAAGCGCTAATAAAAAGATATCAGTGGCTTCACACAACTTAATACAATAAACTAAGCTTTACAGAGAAATCTAACTAACTCTGTAAAGTAAATATAATCTTTTGGTGGATAGGGAAACTAAATGGTACAACAAGCATTTCGCGTAGACCAGGTGTCTACATCTAATATAGAATTTAAATCAAATTCTTTTATTTCTAGTATTGCAGCTGATGCAACTCTTGCTTCTAATGTCCATTTAGTTCTTCCAACTTCTGTAGGTTCTTCAGGTCAAGTTCTCGCTACTGATGGTAGCGGGAATTTGTCGTTTGTAAGTCAAGGAGTTGGTGGGCCTGCAGATTTAGTTCAAGACAATGTAAATTCTTTAACTAGCACTGTAGATAGTTTTGGTGTTTATGCTAACAATACTTTTGGAGCTGATGGAAGTAACGTATCCGTTGCTAATGTTACTTCTCAAGAGTTTTCAATAGATGGCAGTACAAACACTTTCACTCTTGTAAATACTACAGACAATGTAAATAAACTTTTAGTAAGTTATGGAGGTATTGCTCAAAAACCTTCAGAGTATACAGTTTCTAATACAGATCTAACTCTTAGTAATACTAGACCTCTAGTAGCAGGAACTACTGTAGAAGTTAGATACTTAGATTTTGAATTTTCAGGATCTGTAACTAATAGTGGAAATGCAGGGATAGTAGCTGGAGGAGCTACTACGGTTATTGCACCATTTGCATTTGCAAGAGTTGCCAGTACTACAAATGCTTCTGGAACTAACATAAGTTGGTCAAATTGGAACCCAAGTAATGGTACATTGGATTTTACCTTTAGCTCAGCACAATCAAATACTGATTATATTGTTGTGTCTGATGCTGAAACGTTTGATGATTATTATGTTGGAATAACTAATAAAACTGTAAATGGATTTAGAGCGTCTTTCTATGACGGTTCAGGAAATAGAACACCAAGCTCGTCTGCTCCATTTGCATTAATTATATATGGTGCAACTCCTACAGTAGATGTAAATAGTTTAAGCGGTACATCCTACTCTACTACTTTATATTCTAATATTTCTTCAGGAGTTAATACTTTTAACTCTGCTAGTACTCCTAGTTTAGCTACTTATACTGCAGGTAAGATAGGCGTATACAGAAATGGTGTAAAATTACCTGCTACTGATTATACAGCAACAGATGGTACATCACTAGTTCTTAATAATGCTACAATTGAAGGAGACGACATTGAAGTCGTTAATTTTGGTACTGTAAGTGTATCTCTTGACGATGTTACTGACGTAGATTTAACTACTAATGCTCCTGCAAACGGTCAAGCTCTTATTTATGTAAGTGCTAATTCTAAGTGGGAGCCTGGCAGTGTTGCAAGTAGTTCTAATCTTACAGTAGCTAATGCTTCCGCTTCTAGCACAGGATCTATTTCCTATGACAGCGGTTCAGAAGTTCTTACTTATACACCTCCTGACTTATCAGTATATCAAAGCACTTTAGTGTCTAATACTAATATTAAGACTATAAACGGTACTTCAGTATTAGGATCTGGAAATATTACAATTAGCTCTGGGGGAGGAGTAGCTGGTACTCTTGGTAGCTTAACTAAAAGTTTTGCTAATAATGAAAGTGCTACTATTACTTTATCTTCTAATGTTAGCCCAGTACCAAATGTAAGTGTTTTCAAAGAAGTACCACAAGGTGGATTGACATCCAAAGGAAATTGGGACGTTAATGCTAATGCTACGAATTATGACTTCTTTGATGAAAAGCCTATTTCTTATGCCAGTACAACATTAACACCAAGTGCAACTGGTGATGGTACATTCGATAGTAGCAATCCAATATCACGTAGACACATCCCTGCATCAACGGCGGCAACTACATATACCACATATGGCGCTGGATTTAGTGGAGGTATGTTTGGTCTTGGTCTATATGATTGGGGGGGTGCGTTATTGAGTGACGATGGTACAAAATTCTGGATGGTTGCAAAAAATAAAGGTACTAATTCTGACGAAGCTCATATTTATGCGTGGACTCTTTCAACACCATTTCGCGTA